GCATGTTGAAAGCTTACGCGATCGGACGCTTCACTCAGGTCGAGTGTTGCGAAACGGCCCATAAGGCTACCTTCACAGGCCAGTTGCTGGTTAGGCACTTGGTCTGTGAACCCGATTGCACCGAGGAGAACGAAGTCCTCCTCGATACCTCGGACCATCGGAACCATCAAAGCTTGCTGCATGCACTGCATGCAGACAGGCTCAATGGCGATGATCCTGGGTGTGAGCTGCGTCTTAGGAACAGTTACTACCCGAGAGGGGAGTTCCTGCTCCGGGGCCCAGAAGGTGACGTCTTCGAGGCGTGTGTGATAACGCCACGAGGGGATGCAATACTCTCCATAAGGGAGTATAGCTTCCAACCGGTCGGTCCACTGGAACTGATAGAATTTGTCGTTTCCAACGATTCTCTCAGCAGTTTTCCCCGGTCCATGTCGTGGGACGAGACGGTTATTTGCTACGTCTTCTTCGAGATCGGAGAAGATTTGGGCAAATAACCACGATGAATAGCGCCTGAACGCAGCCCTGTACGGGCTCTTCAGATACGCCTCATCCTTTCGTCCTACCTCCTGGTCTACCAGGATGTACTGATTCAGAGCTGAGTCAATGCGACTCTCGTCGCACAACTTAAAGACCTTGCCAAACACCAGTGTTAACTGGCGGATGGCTTGGACTGACTCTTCGTCAGGACACTCTAGCATGTCACCGCTACGGCGGTCAAAGATGCGATCAAGAAATCCACCCAGAAAAACGGGCGATTTCCCTCTTAGCTTCCAACGAAGGAATGCTTCTGAGGAGTGATCGATCCTACCTTCTTCGAGGCTTCTTTCGAAGTCCTTTCCGAAGGCGGGTAAGGTGATCGTCAAAAACGATTCACCTTCATTCTCTAACCTGCGGTTGAACGTGACAATGTCATGTTCAACTGCTGCGCTTACACGGCATCTCACAGCGAGTTCCCTCGCCATGGTCCACCAGAATCTGTTCAGGTTTTTCACCGCAACCTCCTTTAGAGGCAAACCGGTCCTGCCAGATACTCGGGCCAGATATGGCCTAATTGGGTGCTCCCTAACCGTAGGGCAAGGGAGGCCCCGCTGTCCAAAGCCAGGAGATCGGGAACAGTATCCACCAAAAGTGGCATACTGCCCTGGTGCTGTAAAACACGATACCGTTTATCCAACGGTACCATCTCTTGGGCTTACATGTAGTCAGCTCTCACCGCCAATGATCTTCTTGATCACTGCGCCAGTAGCGGCGTCAAACTGGGTCTTCAACCCAGTCCACATCGCTTCAATCTCCGCAACGGTGAACACGCCAGCTTCTGGCATGTTGAACGTCACGGAAAGAGTGGCATCGGTGTAAAGCGAAACTCCAGTGACCAGAGGGTCACTGACGAGCTTTCGCTTCTTGAGTGAAGCTGAAGAGCGGCGTCGCCTGCCACCATTTGTGGTGACTTGCGAAACCGACAGATTCAGATTCCCATCATCGCTCCGGAATGAACCGGTAGTTGCGACGGCACTCGGCACCCTTGGAAGGGATGTCGTGGTGCCGCTGATGGTGACGGACTGCGGATCTGCGAGCATCTGAAAGAATCCTTGTGGATAAAGCTCCCCTTCACAGGAGAGCGATTGTTGGTAAAACAACAAGCAGCCATAGGGACCACTTGCTCGTCACATAGTGTCTCCTTTGCCGCGAGTAGCGGCTAGGGCACCAATAACAGCCTTCTGACGTAAAGACGTCGCCAGGCCTGTTACTCCGAACCCGTAAGGGTTTGCTGCACGCCGTTGTTTCACGGTCTGAATGGTGTGGTATACAGAAGAGTATACCTTACCATTTATGGGGTCTGTGACACCAATGGTCCTGATTTCCAGGACTTCTTGTTGCATCATAAACCCGTACAGCATTGCTAAGCCGTCTGATCCAAGAGCGGAGATGTTTTTCATCACATCCCCAACGTTGGAAAACCAATCAACGGCCCATGACCACGGG